TGTTAAACTACCAAACCCTAAAGTAACTTGGTTTGGATCAGGTATCTCTGTAATAGAATCAGCTACAATACCAGGATCGCCAATGCTAATAGTAACCTGATTTCCTGTAACCGCAAAAGTTACATCGCCATCGGGTCCTGATGTAGCGAATGGTAATGCTGCTATTGCGTCAAATCCTAAACTCATAAATAATCCTTAAAAGGGAGCTGCGTGGTATGTGGTGGTGACACAGCCCCCATCTAAGAATTATATCATCGTTTAAACCAAGAAGGAAGACCTAAATGTGGACGTTTGTCGAACATATTATCTTTAGCCCCTGGGGTCTTACGATTGTTATAATGCAGAAAAACTTGTACGCATTCTTTGCCTTTGAATTTTTCTCTCCAATGTTCTAGCTCACAGCCAGAATAAACTAGCATATCTCCTGGTTTTAAATCTACTCTAACACCCTTGGTATTATCAGATACATATCCAACACCTGGTTTAACACCACCTTTTTTAGGATCTGGTTCTAAATAAATTGGCCAATCATCGCCACCCAAATTCATAGTAGTAGATATCTCACAACTAAATCTATCTTTGTGTCTTTCTAATACATCACCTTTTTTGTATATTCTTGCATATGTGTAAGCAGGGTATAATTTTAATCCTGTTACCTTTTCCATTTCTGGTTGGCATTTTAACATCAATGTTTCCATAGCAATGTCTGCATAATGAGAATAAGTATTTGGTATTTGATTATCATCATAAGATCCTAATATATTTTCGAATGGTGAAAAGTACCTTGCTTGTTTACAAGTATCTAAAACTTGTCTTTTCATTAAAAAATAATTTGCAACAAAAGCTGCTAAATCTTTTGATATTGCTTGTCTGATTACTGTATACTTTTTCTTTTTAAACATCTTTAGCCATTTCTTTTGGTACTGCTTGTATATTCCAATGTATAAATCTAAATGGTTCTATACCAAAATCTACAGCATATTCGTGTTCTAAGTACCCTGGAAATATAATTAATGTTCCTGGTTTAGGTTTTAAATGAAATTGTTCGTGACCTGACCATACACCTTTTAAGTCTGGTTTCATTTTTAATTTTGTACATCTTGCACCAGTCTTTGGTTCGTGAAATATAGGGTAAGAAGTTTTATCACTACACTTTAAAAAGTAAAAACCTGATACGTGTTGGTTCCAATGTATGTGTGCTGAGTGGTGTCCGCCACCTTTTTTAGCAAACTCTTGTACCCATAGCTCACTAAACATAGTTGTGTATTGAGACATATCATAACCTTGGTGATCTAAATACTCCCAAGATTTTTGACCAATGTAATTTCTAAAATCTAAAAAGTCATTATCTCTCGTCAATGGTGTTGAATGAAACGATCTACCAAAGTCACCATATTCTTTAATATATTTTTTCTCTCTATTTTTTGCTTCTTTAATATATTTGTTACTTGCTTTATTTAACGATTTAACAAACTCTGGTTTTTCCTCACTCCATATTACAGTTGGAAAATAACTATTTATGTACATTTTTTAAAACTGAAAACAGACTTGGTTTTTCTTTAACAAGTTGTTCGCATAACTCCTTTCTTTCATTTAATTTATTAATACACTCCTCAAATTCTTTTTCAAGTGTTTCCTTATTAAACCTTCCGTATTTAATTATAGATACTTCATTTGTAGGTGCCCAATGCATACCCGCAGCAATGCAATGTAGTCCTCCTTCACTGCCAAATTTAAAATCATATGTTTTTTGCCATACAGCTCTATTCATACCACTTAAACCAACTGGTTCTAAATTTATTAAACTTTTTTCCCAAGACTTATTGTTACAGTTTTTCCAATAATCGGTATCGTTTCTATGAGATAAAGCATAATGTAATGCTACAAATTCAGAAAATTCTTTAAACATATGTTTACATTGATAATTAAAATTATCTCTATCCCATTGTGATATTTTATCTCTTTGTAAATTTAAAACTAATCTAGTTAAAAATTCGTGAACGGTGAACAAACCATTACTTTCTAATGGTTCTATAAATCCAGCAGACAATCCAATTGCCACTACATTTTTTACCCATAACCTATTATGTATTCCAACCCTCATTTTTATTTTTTTAAATTCTAAATTTTCTTGACCTAAATGGTTTTTAAATTGTTTTAATGCTGTTTCATCATCCACAAATTTACTTGAGTATACATACCCTGTTCCAATTCTTGACCACAAAGGTATATTCCAAACCCAACCATTTTCTATAGCAGTGCAATTCGTATAAGGAACTAATTCTTTTTCTTTATCTTTATATTTAATTCTTGTAGCCCAAGCAGAATCATTTGGTAACATATCAGAGTATGATTCAAAAGGTTCTTTTAAAGTTTTATCTAATAACAAAGATTTAAACCCAGTGCAGTCTATATATAAATCTGCTTTATATTTGTTATTTAAAGATGTAATTCCATTTTCATCTTGTTCAATAGAAACAACATCGTCAAGAATGTGTTTTATTTTTTTACAATAATTATTTTTTAACCAAAGACCAAACTTTGTTGCATCAAAATGATAAGCTCTTTGCACTTCATTTATGTCAAATTTGTTTTGATTAACATAAGCCATTTGTAAAGGAAAAATACAATCAGCGTAGTCTGAACAAGGAGTTTTTGGATATAACATTTTTTTAAACCACCAATCGTTTGTTCCTGCTCTTGTTCCTCCTGTAGCCGGTTGTCCAAAAGGATAATGAAAAGCTTCTCCTTTTTTATAAAAATCTGTAAATTTTATACTTAATTTATAACTTCCATCTACGTGTTTTATGAAATCTTTATCTTTAATTTTAAGTAGTCTCATCCAATCTGTGATCTGTGCAATAGTACTTTCACCTACTCCTACGGTAGCTATATTTTTAGATTCTATTAATGAAATTTTATGTTTAGGAAATTGAGATTCTAAAGTAGCTGCAGTCATCCACCCTGCACTTCCACCACCTACAATTAATATTTTCATTTAAATGGCTTTCCTAAATGCCATACTACAAGACTGTATCTTGTGCCTGCTGTTACTGGTTTAACTCTATGCCATACAAAACTAGGAAATACAATAATAGATCCTTTTGGTAATATCTCTTTACATTGTATTCTATGTTTTGATTCGTCTCTCATATGTGGATCATAGTTTCTAAAATCAAATTCTAATTCACCACCTTTGTATTCTGATCCATCTGTTAACTGACAAGTCATCGATAATTTTCTAATTCTGCCGTGCTCTGGATTGTTAACATCGTCTCGTTGATAAGGTTTATCCCAACTATCACAATGCCAATCGTAATATTGATTTAATTTATATTTTGTAAATTGACAAGATTCCGATCTTTCCCACTCAAAATTCCAACCTGCCATTTCATTTGCTCTGTGCACATATGGATGTAATTCTTTATATATCCAAGTGTCATTAAGCCATACTAGATCAGACTTTCTTTTACGTTGTATATTCTTAACATCTTCTTTTGTTAATTTTTCTTTGTTATAACCACCGGTTCTAGCTAACACTTCTTTTTGTTTATTAGCGTATGCTATAACATCGTCACAAAATCTAGGTGTTAATGCACCACTAAAATACCAATAATAATTAGATATATTCATAAGTTATAGTTTGCACAAAATTTAAACTATCTTTTTGATTATTAGTTAAGTAATACATATTAGTTGATGGAAACATTATAAATTTATTATTTTCTAATGGTATGTCCCAGCTTCTTCCTTTACGTCTATTATCTTCATAATGTATTCTGACCATACAATCTTTAACTTTTACACCATACAATAGTGTAAAATCTGGTGAGTTACGTAAATCTACTGGATCAATATTAAGTAATGGTGTTGTAGTTTCCGCAGGTTTATAAGTGTTACCCCACGTTTCTTTGTTCACTAAACCTATACCATATTCAAGACCAATGTGATCTCGCATATATGTATTTAACATATCCCAAGTTCTTGAAAATGGAAAATTTTTGTTTTGAATTATTGATTGTAAAATGTCACTTGATAATTTATCTCGGTCAATGTCCCAATCTTTAGGCATTGCCACATCACCATAATATAGAGCTTGCTCTGTTAATACTTTCTTCTGCATACCACCACCATTTTTAATTTATGCTTTTGCGTCTGTCAAGTCCCAAGATTGATCAGCTTCATTCCAAACGTAATACCAGCCGTGAGTATCTGCTTCATTTTGTGATTTTTGTTCGGCTGTTAATGCAGGAGGATCACCTATTGGTGATTTCCAAGATGCAGTTGTAGTATCTTTTACCCAAGATGAAAAAGGTTTTTTAGGCCAAAAGATATTGTTATCTTCATCCCATTCATAACCTATACCTGCGTAGTTTCCTCTAAATGCTTTTGAGTTATCGCCAGAGTTATGTTTATTACCAGATGTATTATATGAAGTTTGAATCCACATTTGTGCAGGCCAATTATTGTGATGTTCTAAATATTGTTGACCTACTGATTCATCTTCAACACCATCAGCATTTAACATATCTTTGTTATCAAGTGTTAATACTTGAATAACTTTACTGTTAGCTCCTAGTTTTGCAAAATGTGCCATAATGTTTCTCCTTATATATTAATTTTAATTACCATTCAACTACTGAAATTTATATCTTATTATTACAATTCCTGAACCGCCGGTTGCACCATTAGTACCATTAGAAAAACTAGCACCACCTCCACCACCAGAGTTAGTTCCACCAGCTCCACCATTTCCAGGACCTGAAGCAGCTGAACCTGCATTAATTGCTGATCCACCACCAGCTCCAGCACTATCAGTAGGAACAGATCCACCTCCACCTCCGCCACCAATTCCACCAGCTCCACCAGTGTTAGCGTGAGATCCACCACCACCGCCACCGCCCCAGTAGTAGTTATTACCATCAATATTATTTTGTTTTCCAGCGCCTCCTGCACCAGCGTTTCCACCAGTTCCACCAGCACCATTTCCACCAACTGCTGCGGCACCACCTCCGCCACCACCTCCAGATTGGTGACCTGCTCCTGATCCACCATCGAAACCTTGAACGGGTGATGCGGGTGAAGATTGAGCGGGAGTATTTCCTGACCCTCCTGCTGCTATTGGGGGAGCTTGAGTCCCAGGTCCACTAGCAGATCCACCACCACCGCCTGATCCACCACTAGCACCAGCTACTCCACAACCACCATCATAACCTCCACCGCCACCACCACCGTTTGAAGTGATTGTACTCCAAGTAGAATTAGAACCTGATGTTGCTGTCCCACCTGCACTAGGAGCAGCAGATTGTCCAGCGCCACCCCCACCAACTGTAATTGGATAAGCTTGTGCTGTAACTGTTTCTGTGCCTGCGTTACCATTAGGACTTGGAAAAGATCCTCTAAAACCTCCTGCACCTCCTCCACCAGAGTGTTGAGTGGCTCCGCCACCTCCACCAGCGACTACTAAATAATCTATTTTGTTAGAACCTGCTGCATTACCAGCATTACTTACAGTGAAAGTTCCTGGTCCTGTGAATGTATGAACTTTAAAATTTGTACAAACAGTGGCTGTTGTGTTTCCACCAGAAGCTGCAACAAAAGCTGGAGTTAATCCTGTTTCTGTGTCCTCTGCATTTTGAACATTAATCCAACCTTCAGTTCCATCCACATAAACTAAAGTAATAGCCTGACCATTAACATTTAATATTGCATCATCCGCTACACCACCTATTTTTTCAGAACCATTTGGACTAATTGTTAAATTATTTGTATTAAAAGTTCTTGTATAAT